GATCCAGCCGAGGTCAAGGTCATGATTGTGACCGGCGACATCAGCGAGACCCTCGATGACGAGGCCGCGACAGCGCAGGGGTTCCCGAATGGCGATCCGTGAACTGGTTGAGCTGGCCTCCCGCGTGGCCGAGCTCGAGCGCCGCTTCTCCGGCACGATGCGCCACGGCACGGTCGAGGAGGTCGATGCGGCCACGCAGCTCGTCCGCATGAACTTCGGCGAGGACGTCGACGGCAAGCCGTTCCTTTCGCCTTGGGTTCCCTACGCCCAGATTGCCGGGGCGCTCAAGGTCCACACGCCCCCGTCCAAGGGGCAGCAATTCACCATGCTCTCGCCGACCGGCGACTGGCAGCAGGCGGTCGCCCTGCCCATGACCTGGAGCGGCAGAAACAAATCGCCGTCCTCGAACGGCGATGAGAACGTCCTCACCTACGGCAACGTCCGGGCGACGATCAAGGACGACCTGACCCTGGTTCATGTCGGTGGCACGGAGTTCGAGATCACGAGCGGGCGTGTGCTCATCAAGGTGGGCGGCGTCACGGTCGAGGTCACGGGTGGCGGCGTCTCGATCACCGGGGGCCGCGTCGAACATGACGGCAAGAACATCGGCTCGACCCACATCCATGGCGGCGTGGTGCCAGGCGGCGGGCTCACCGACGTCCCAGCAAACTGAAGGAGCGCTTCATGGCGAATTACCTCATCACCGAGAAGGCGGGCCGCTTCGTGGCCGGCCACCGCAACACCGGGGTCGGCACCGTCCTCGACCTCCTGCCGTTCGCTGCGGAGTACGAGCTCAGGCTAGGCACGCTCGTCCCCGTCGATCTGCCTCCGCTTCAGGCCGATGCCGCCGTCGACACCTACAGCGAGCCAGAGGTGTTGCCGGGTCCTGAGACACAGGAGCCCGAGCCGGAACCCGAACCAGAGGAGCCCGCCGAGGCTCCTGCCGCCGCAGAGTTCAAGCGCAAGCGCCGCAGTTAAACAGCAACGGGGCAGGCCATGACCGTCAATCTCCGTGACCCGTCGGTCGGCCTCAACGCCTCAACCGGCGGTATCCTGACCGGCTGGGAGCATGTCATCCAGTCGCTTCGGGACATCTTCGACACCCGCTTCGGCACGCGCATCATGCGTGAGTGGTACGGCTCCTTCGTGCCGAACCTCCTGGGCCGCCTGATCACGCCGGAGGAGGTGGTCCCCTACTTCGCGGCCATCACCTCAGCCATCGAACAGTGGGAGCCGCGCTTCCGGGTCACCCAGATCCAAGTGGTGAAGGTCACGCGCGACGGGCAGCTGCACGTCTTCCTCGACGGCGAATACCGCCCCCGCGCCGTTTACGGCGACTTCACCCCGGCCGGTGCGCGCCGGATCGACGCCTATGCCAACCCGGACGGCATCCTGATCGAGGAGAGGCTTTCGCAATGAGCCGGTTCACCGCCATCAACCTCTCCGGCCTCACCCCGCCGGACATCATCGAGACGCTCGACTATGAGGCCATCGTCACGGCGATGCGCAACGACCTGGTCGAGCGCTTCCCGCTGATCGCCGGGGTGATCGACCTTGAGAGCGAGCCCGCCCGCAAGCTGATCGAGGCCTTCGCCTACCGTGAGATGCGGCTCAGGGCGCGGATCAACGATTCTGCCCGGGCTGTGCTGCTGGCGTCCTCCTACGGCGCCAACCTCGACCACCTGGGCGCGCTCTTTGCCACCGCCCGGCAGGCTGGCGAGACGGACGACAGGTTCCGCCGCCGCATCCAGCTGGCGCCCGAGGCTTTCTCGGTTGCCGGTCCGGAAGGTGCCTACCAGTACCACGCCCTGACGGTCGCGCCGTGGGCCCGGGATGTCTCCGCGGTCTCACGCCGCCCGGGCGTTGTCCGGGTCACGGTGCTCAAGCAGGGGCCAAACCCGGCACCGACCCTGACCGAGCGGGAAGACATCAGGCTCCACCTCAAGAACGAGGCCATCCGCCCGCTCACCGATGTGGTCGAGGTCCAGGCTCCAATCATCCGGCAGACCTCGATCATGGCGAAGCTGACCTTGTATCCCGGCCCGGATGCGCAAGTGGTGCGCCAGCGATCTCTGGCCGCCGTCACCACATGGGTCGAGAAGACCCGCATGCTGGGCATGAACCTCCGGCGCTCGGCGCTGTTCGCCGCGCTCCATCAGGAGGGCGTCCACTCGGTCGATCTGGTGTCTCCGGCTGACGATCTCGTCCTCGACGTGACCGAGGTCTACGCCATCCAGGGCATCGAGGTGACCATCAACGCCATCAGGGATGAGTGACGCGATGACCCGGCAAACGCTCCTGCCGCTCAATCGAACGCAGTTCGAGGAGGCTTTCGACCTCACGGGCGCGCGGATCGAGGAACTGGCGGTCGACATCCCGAAGCTGGTTCGGCCGTACGAAATTCCTCCCACCCACCTGCCGTGGCTGGCGTGGGGCCTGTCTGTTGATCTCTGGGAGAAGGAATGGAGCCAGGAAAAGCACAGGGTGCTGGCGGCCCGCTCGCTGCCAATGCACGCGCGCAAGGGCACGCAGGCATCGATCGCGGAGCATATCCGCATCATGGGCGCGGACCCGCGCCGCTTCATCGTGCCCCCCGCCAAGACCTTCATGATGGAGGCTTTCACCGAGGAGGAGCGGGCCTCATTCCTCGCCCGTTTCCCGCAGCTGCGTATCTTTCCGTTTGTCTCGCGTGGCACCTATCCCTTTGCGCACTTCACCTCGGCGGCCTTTGGCAGATCGAAGGCCTTTCTCGACGCATCCTGCATCAAGGACGTAGGGGCGTGGTCGAGGTTCATTCGCACGGCAAAGCTATGGGACAGAGGCGTAGAGACTACGCTTACCATTCGCGCCGTCACGCCCGAAGGCGTCGGCGCATTCTACGCCGCTGAGTTCGACGAAGTGATCCTGGGGCCGAAGCCGACCAAGGCCATCCACCTCGACGCCCCTCCGAAGGCCAGAGAGTTCCTCGTGGATGATGTCGGGGTGGCCCAGCGCATGATCCGGATCCCGCGCGATGCCAGCTACACCTATCGGCTCGGGCGCGAAACCTACACGACCACATATCCGGACGCCGACCTGGTCGATGTGCGGCCGCAGAACGTTGCCGAGCAACATCAGGGTCAGCCGACCGCGCTCTACGCAACGCGGCGCCAATTCATCGCGGGCAAGCATCTGCCGCCCACCATCTCGTGGCAGTACATCTACGAGCGCTGGCACATACACGATCCCGACAGGGTGCCGGACGTTCGGGTCCGCTCCACCCACCTCGGCTACACGCGGCTCGGCATGCCGCCCTACCACGCCGAGGTCCGGACCCGGATCAAGGGCAAGCAGGCCCCGCGCACCGCCGGCCCGTTTGTGAACGGCTATCTGATGATGGGTGACCGCAAGCCCATCGCCAAGGTCCGCGAGGCGGTGCGGGTCTCCAAGTCACTCCGGGACAAGATACTGCTCGACACCAAGACCTATCGTTTCCCGCGCGCAGGCGACCGCCTCAAGCTCGGAACGGTCAAGATCGGAACCTTTATCGAGGCATAGAAATGGAAAGCACCGTCATTTTCCGGGACCGGCAGGAGCTTCAGTCCGCCGACCTTAACAACGCGCAGGACTTCGCCCGCGCCTCTCTCGACCACATCGTCAAGGATGCCGTCGATGGCGGGCGGGCCTACACCGGCTTCACAGCGTCGAAGACTGCCGCGAGCGAGATCACGCTCTCCGCAGGCCGCCTCTACGCGGGCGGCCAGATTTATGGCCGCGATGAGACTGTCGTCATCGACGTCTTCAATTCCCTGCCGCTCGTGACGAAGAAGCGCGTTGCCATCGTCGCATACGGCCAGGCTGTCGATACCGACGTGCAGCCCCGCGACTTCCTCATCGATGCACAGCTCGGCACGACAGAGCCGCAGAGCGTGGCGATGGAGAACCATCGCCGTGCGGAGCTTTCGGCAGTTGCCGGGACCGAGAGCCCGGACCCGGCATATCCTCCGACCGATGCCAACGTGACGGTCATCTGCTACGCCCTTCTCGACACCTCTGGCATCGTCTCGATTGAGCAATGGGCCCCGACCCAGCTTCCCAATCTGCGGCTTGTGTCAAACCGCGTATCGGCCCTCGAAATCTGGCGCGGCCAGATCAGCGGGCAGGTCGATACGCTCCGCACCGACCTCGCGGCGCTTGCCGACCGGATGCAGCTGTTCGCGCTGAAGAGCGACATGGTCGATCTTCTGAAGCAGCTTGAGGAGCTTCGCCGCAAGGTCTACGAGCCGTCGGCTTACGTCTTCTATGGCAGCAACCACTTCCTCGATCTTGTGGGCACCAACAGCGCTCACTCGACCTATGACGCGGTGATCGGCGAAGGCATCCGCTTCCCGCTTGCCGGGAGCGCGACCGGCGCGCTCTCGCTGCTCAACCCGAACAACCCCTATGTGACCGTCAACAGCGGCCTCGTCCTTCCAAAGTACACACACGGCCTCCGCATGAACCTCGCCGGATACAGTGGCGAGACGCGGATGGCGCAGTACACCTTCGAGACGACGACCATCTCGCAGTTGTCGCGCACCCGGCAGCGCATCCGCTACGGCTCCGCAAAGACCGTCTGCACGAACTCGGCTTGGTGGCGCGGTGGGACCTTCGACCCGGTGACGGGCGTGTTCCGCATCAATGGCGAAACGTGGGAAGTGGCCGCCGCCGATAGGGCGAACGCGACTATCAACCACAAGTTCATTCGCATCACGCAGTTCTGGTTGGACACCTACGAGGAGCCTTACTGGGACCATGTGAAGACCACATCAAGCCTCAGCGGCCAGCAGGTCGCGCAGACCTTCCTCAATTCGCAGGATGGCTGGCTCTCGCAGATCGGCCTTTACTTCTCCCGCAAGGGCGGGACCGGCGATGTGAACATCCTTGTCTGCGAGACGGCCTACGGCATGCCCGATCTATCGCGGGTGATCTCGCGCACGACGATCACGCCGGCGGCCATCCAGATTGGTGCGTCCGCCGCGAATGCGGCGCTCCCCGCTCTGGTCGAGACGCCCGTCCCCATTGTCCCGACCTATCTCAAGTCGGGCCGCCGCTACGCCATCGTGCTCGTCACGACCGGCGATCACTACGTGGCGATGACCAACACCGACAATGGGGTCGTCCAGGGCACCTTCTTCGTGTCAACTGACGGTGCCTTCTTCGCGGGCAACCTTGTCGATGACATGAAGATGCGGCTCTACTACGCGAAGTTCGCCGCTTCGCGTGTGGTTGTCGAACTGACGCCGTTGCAGCTTGCCGGTGGCATCCTCGACATCGACCTCCTTTTCGACGGCATCACGCCTCCGGCATGCCGCATCGACTTCGAGGTGCAGGTCGCGGGCGCGTGGATCGCGCTCGATGCCGCGCCGAACGGGCCAAACCTTTCGAGTCTCCCGGCGATCCTTCCGCTGCGTGCGGTTATGAACGGCACCCCGGACCTCATGCCGGGCATCGGTCTCAATTCTTCGCAGTCCATTGTGAGCCGCAACAAGACGGCCTTCACGTGGATCGGCTCGACGCGCACGCTCGGCTCGCCTTCAAACAGCATCAAGATCATCGTGGACCTTCAGGCATTCGATGCCGCGAAGCACACCGCGACGATCTCGCTGCTCACGGGGGCGACGCTCGCAGCCGCGAAGGCGGCGGATGTGGTGCAAAGCCAGACCTTGCCTGATGGCACGATCCGGCGCACCGCCACCTTCAACGTGTCGGCGGTGAGCAATTACGCGGTGAAGATCGTCGGCGGGGCAAACTCGGCAGCGGAGCCGTTCCACGTCGCCGAGATGATCGAGTTCGCGCAAACCTAAAGGAGAAGGCAACAATGCCGGGCAAGCCCACGCACTACAATTTCAAGGTGAACCGTTCCGTCGAAGTCCTCGGCATCATGTTCAAGCCTGATGCGGATTACACAGCGACGGCTGCGATCTACGACAAGCTCAAGGAGGCAGCGGCGGATGCAATCGTGTCCGCCACGCCCGCCATCATGGAGTAAAGGCGATGCTGAGGTTTGAGGACCTTCGTGTCCGGGACCAGCAGGCGCTTGACCGCGATTTCTTCAATCGCCGGTTCCGGCTCATTGCGGAAAGCCTCGGGCAGATCAGCGATGAGGTGGGTTCCATCTCGACCGACACCGACCGCCTCGTGGCCCTCGGTCTGAACCGGGTGAATGAAGTCCTCGGACCTTTGCTCGCCAAGCTTCAGATTGCTTCTGAGGTCGGCTTCCTCGTTGCCGAGAGCGCGACATCGGTGACGCTGAGCCTCAACCTCGAGACGACCTTCCAGATCAAGGAAGAGTTTCGGGAGTTGTTCTCGCCGACGCCGTACCTGATCCTTCAGCGCGAGGCGTCAGGGACAATCAACGACTATGCCGCCATCGAATTGCAGAGCTACAATCGGGTGAATGGCGGGCTCGCCGGGAAGATTGTCTTCGTCAACGGGAACGTCGGCGCGGCATCTTATTCCGACTGGGTGATCTCCTGCGCGGCAGGCATCTCTATCAACGTCATGCAGTCGCTGCTCGATGTGACCGGGAGCCTTGGCACGTTGACGGACGTGGCCGCAGATGCGGATGCGGCCATCACGACGATCAACAGCCTCATTGCCGCCGGAACTGTGATTTCCGTCAACGGGCAGACCGGCACGGTGATCCTTACGATGTCGGACATCAGTGGCCTCGTTACTGCGCTCGCATCCAAGGCAGACAGCAACCACGGCCACACCATCGCGCAGATTTCCAACCT